CTGTAAATACAAAAGCAGCCATTGCCACAAACGATATTTTAAGATTTAAAAAATTAAACGTTCAATACCCTGAATTTTCATTAGGGGATAAAATGTACATAGCAATGTTAAAACCAAACCCATATCAATTAACAGTAGTAGGGTTAAATGGTTATAATGATGCTCCTGAGATATTAGAAATTGTAAACAAATATATTGACCGAGAAGGACTATTTGATAGTATTATCAGAAATAAACTAGAAAATTTATACCAGGATTTAGGATGGAGTCTACAACTCAATGAACATGTATCTAAATTCTTTAACTTTTAATTTGGAATCTAAAATAAAAAATTGTATATTTAAATCAAAAAAACATGGCATTAACATCACAAGCAATTAGAAAAGGCGTTATCATCAAATTCAATAATAAAAAAGTTACTAAACAAGAAGTATTAGACTTTAGTAAAGATTGGAATGAAAAACAAGAATTATTCTTTAGAAAAATGCTCAAAGTAGGAGGGAGATTTAGTATGAAAGAAGTTGATATTTACATTGAAGTAGAAGAACAATTATATAATTCTAAAGGCTTAAAAGATTCAGGTATAATCACAGTACCTGGATTAGATACAAGATTCTAAAATATAAATAAATGATAAATAAACAGGTTTTAACGTCTATAATAGACAAATACTATTTAGGTTTAAACGAATCCGTTAAATGGATTGTTAAAGACAATACCTTAGAAATAAAGTTTATGACACCTACCAAAGATGTTATTGGTAGTGTTAAATGTAATGACTTTAAATTTGAAGATTGTGAATTAGCAATCTATGACACTAAAAAATTATCTAACCTTATCAGTATATGTTATGGTGATCTATTTTTAGAAGTAGAAAAAACCAATCAATTATGTACTAAATTACATGTCTCAGATAATAACTTTAACTTAACATATGCACTATCCGATCCATTGTTGATTGGAAAAGCAGGTACTGTAAATGTACCAGAATGGGCTGTTAAATTAACTTTAACTATTGAAGATATAAACAATATAATTAAAGCAAAATCAGCATTATCTGGAATAGATAATATGTTAGTTACAACTGATAAAAGTTTAGATGATGAACCATTATGTAGATTTATCTTTGGAGATGAATCGGGCCATAACAATAAAATCACATACCAAATATTAGGAGATATAACCGAACAAAATCTCAAAATACCATTCAATTCAGATATATTTAAAACAATCCTCCAATCAAATAAAGATATGGAATCAGCATGTTTGAATATGAGCAAAGATGGGCTTATGCAAATGGTATTTACCACTTCCACCACCACCAGTGAATATTTTATGGTAAGGAAGGCTGAAACCAACTTTTAAAAAACATTTGGCTTCCCACTTTCCCTTTCGTATATTTAAGTAAATAAAATAAATAAGTTATATGATTATTATCAAAGACCCCATTTTAGAACCGTATTACATAGGAAAAGACAAATTTAATTACACAGTATTTGAAATAGTACCTGCTACATTGAGTGGAAAAGGACGTAGAAAAAAAGATGCTGTTGTTGAATTTGACCCAAATGGAAAAACCTATGAAAAAGCTATTGGATATCATTCAACATTAGGAAGTGCTATTGGAGCAATAGCTAAACAAAAAACTCCAAAAAATACATCATTTAGTTCTATTAAAGAGTATATGGATGAATTAAAATCAATCAATCAAGAAACTCAAAACCTTATAAATAAAATAAACTTATGAATTTAGAAGCATTATTCGATGCCGTTATCGTTAAACCGTTGTCTCAAGAAGAACAATCTTACGGTAACATTATTGTCCCTGATATGGGAAAAGAAAAAAACGAAAAAGCAACAGTTGTGGCTGTTGGACCAGGTAAACACACACTCACTGGAGATTTTATTCCAACTTCCATCCAAATTGGAGATGTTGTAATTTTACCAACAATGGGATTCACTAAACTAGAACATGATGGTGATGAATATTATGTTGGGCCTGAAAATCAAATTTTAGCAAAAATTAAAAATGAACAATAAAAATGGATTTAAGAAAAGAAATTAAATTAGGCCCTGAAGCCAGAAAAGAACTAATGGAAGGAATTGATATCCTTGCAGATGCAGTTGTTTGTACATTAGGACCAAATGGAAGAAATGTATTGATCGAAAACGATCAACAATCACCTCTTTCAACAAAAGATGGTGTAACAGTAGCTAAAAGCATACATGTTGATGGTAAAATTAAAGATCTAGGAGCTAGAGTAGTACGTCAAGCTGCAATGCAAACAGCAGATAAAGCAGGAGATGGAACCACTACTTCAACTCTATTAGCACGTGAAATGATAAAAGCTGGATTACAACATATTAACAATGGAGTAAACGCAGTAGAAGTAAAACGTGGTATAGATGCTGCTGTTAAACAAGTAGTTGATTGTCTTAGAGAACAAATCGCTGAAGATATTTCAAATGAAGGTCAATTAGAACAAATCGCTACTATTTCAGCAAACAACGATTCTGAAGTAGGTAAATTGATTGCTACAGCAATTGAAAAAGTAGGTAGAGATGGTGTAGTTCATATTGAAGAATCTAAATCAGATGAAACATATCTTGAAACAGTAGAAGGTATGCAGTTTGATAGAGGTTATAAATCACCATACTTTGTTACAGACAATAGTACAATGACTTGTACTTTAAATGATCCTTTTATCTTGATTGCAGATCAAAGATTTACTCAAGTAAAAGATTTGCTTCCAATTTTAGAACACGTTTCAACAACAAACAAACCATTGTTGATTATCGCTGAAGATATAGATGGTGAAGCTTTAGCTACATTGGTTGTAAACAAAGCAAGAGGAATTGTAAAAGTATGTGCTGTAAAAGCTCCTGATTTTGGAGATAGAAGAAAAATCATTCTTGAAGATATTGCTACTCTAACAGGTGGAACTGTATTTGATAAAGATAAAGGAATGAAACTTGATAGATTCAGTTGGGATTGGTTTGGATCAGCTCGTACAGTTACTATCTCTAAAGAACAAACAACAATTGTAGATGGTAAAGGAAATGAAACAGCTATCAACAACAGAATAGAAGATCTTCAAAAACAAATCGACAACGCAAAAACACCATTTGAAAGAGAACAACTTCAAAATCGTTTAGCTAAAATGGTAGGTGGAGTATCAATCATTCACGTAGGTGGTTTCACTGAAACAGAAATGAAAGAGAAAAAAGACCGTGTTGATGATGCTTTGAATGCAACCAAAGCAGCTGTTGAAGAAGGTATAGTACCTGGTGGTGGATCTGCTCTATTATATGCTCGTGAAGCTATTACATACACTAAAGAAGATAGAGAAAGTAGTGTACATTTAGGTAAAAACATTGTTTATAAAGCATGTGGTAAACCATTTGAACAAATCCTAAAAAATGCAGGTAAAAACGATAGTGAAATCTATCCAATCCAAAGTGAAATAGGAAAACAAGGTAAAGATGGTGCTAAACCATGGTTTGGATTTAACATTAAAAAAGAATCCATTGTGAACATGAAAGAAGCAGGAATTATCGATCCAGCTAAAGTAACTCGTACAGCATTAGAAAATGCAGCTGCAGTAGCAGGATCTATTCTAATCACAGAATGTGTTATAGTTCAACATCCTGAAGTAAAAAATCAGTCACCTGAAATGCCAATGTATTAAGATGAATACAGAAGTAAAAGAATTTAATGAACAAATCGCAACAAGAGTCCCTCCAGGGGATTCTTGGCGATTAGTTATAGAAGGAAACAATGGTCCTGTTCATAAATCTTTAACTGATGCTCTACAAGTATACTTTGAAAAAACAGGATTTAAAGGTGAATATCGTTTGGCTCCATTAAAAGGGGTATTATATTGTATCAAAGCAACAGAAATTGAAATACCAGTAGAACAACCAAAAGTATATAGTTTCTATGGTGAATTTAAACAAGGAGTATAAAAATAAGTTATGAAAGATCACAGTTTACTAGTAGAAAGATATAGACCCGTTACATTAGAAAATTATGTAGGTAATGAACATATCAAAAAGTCAATCCAACAATATTTGGATCAAAATGATATCCAAAACCTTATTTTCTATGGTCCAGCAGGAACAGGAAAAACAACATTAGCTAAATTGATAGTTAAAAATCTAGACTGTGATTACCTTTACATAAACGCATCAGATGAGAGGGGCATTGAAACTATCAGAGATAAAGTATCTGGTTTTGCAAGTACAATGTCCTTTAAATCTATTAAAGTAGTAATATTAGATGAAGCAGATTTCTTAACTATTCAAGCTCAAGCATCACTTCGAAATGTGATCGAAACATTTTCAAGAAATACAAGGTTTATTTTAACTTGTAACTTTGTTGAGAGAATCATAGATCCACTTCAATCACGTTGTCAAGTACTTAAAATTGTACCTCCAACTAAAAAAGATGTAGCTAAACATGCTGCTTGGATTTTAGATCAAGAACAAATCAAATTTGAACTTGAAGATGTAGCTACAATTGTAAATCAATTCTACCCAGATCTACGTAAAATCCTTAATACTATACAATTATCTACACATAACAATACACTTACCGTAGATAAATCGATACTCGTTTCATCCAACTATATGACGCAGGTACTCAAAGTATTATGCAATAAAAAACCGGATTGGAAGGAAATTAGACAAATTATAGCTAATGCAAATGTTCAAGACTTTGAAGAATTGTATCGTTACTTATTCGATAATGCTGAATACTATGCTAGTGGAAATGAAGGGATGGTAGCATATTATATAAATGAATATTCATTCCAATCAACATTCAGAATAGATAAAGAGATAAATTGTATGGCTTTAATATCAAAATTGATAGAATTAGCTAAACCTAAAGTAATATAATGAATTTCCTTAGATATCTAATTATTTGGATTTCACAAAACTTGTCCGTACCTTTCTGGACAGTAGGACATATTCATTTAATGACTAGTGTATATGAAGACATACATGAAATATTGTCATCATGTGGAATGAACATTATAGTAGCAATAGGCTTCTATTTAGATTATAAACAACAACATAAAAACAAATAAAAAATGGAAAATCAACCACAATTAAACATTGACTTAAAGTCAACAACATCAATCGAAACTCCAGATGGAAACAAAATCTTCCAACAAGGTGTTTTATTACGTAAAGTATCTAAATTTGTAGTAGGTGCTAAAGAAGATGCAGTAATGCCAATTCCTGTATTTTATGACCCAGTTTCTGGTAAAATTTTAGAAAGTACTATTCCTACTGAATTAAGAGAAGAATACAAAAATGACACAATCTAAAAAAAAGATAGTTAACATTTTTGGATGGTTAGAGGAGATAACAGTAAATAAATCTCCTCTTTCATCTATTTCAGACGAGTCATGGGATACATGGAATAGTTACATGGTCCATCGTTACGTTAGTATGAATCAAGATTATGTAGATATTGCTAATCTTGTTCAAAAAATCAACCCCCAAAATAAAAAACAAATCTATTCAATTTATAAAGAGATGATACCTAAAAGAAAAATGTGGCTCAAGTATATCAAAAATGAAGTTAAAAAAGAACAAAAAGAATTAGAAGAATATATAGCAAAATATTTTGATTGTTCTCTTGGAGAAGCAGAACATTATATTGATATTTTGAGAGGCACTGGTGTTAGAGAGATATTGAATGAAATGGGAGTTGAATCAAAAGAATCAGATAAATTAATTAAAAAAGCTAAATTAAGTATAAAATGAAAGAAAAAGTAAATCATCCAAAACATTACGGAGGAGAAGATAACCCATATGAAGCTATTAAAGTAATAGAAGCATGGGATACTAATTTCAATATAGGTAATGTTTTAAAATACATCTCTAGATGTGGAAAAAAAGATAGAGAAATTCAAGAACTTGAAAAAGCAGCCTGGTATTTAAACAGAGAAATAGAAAATAGAAGAAGAATAGAAGAAGAATATGATATGCCTTTTTAAATATGTCTAAAAAGAAAAAAATACCACAAATAGTAAAAGAAATAAGAAATTTTAAACAAGGGGAAATAGACTACTCCTTTCAAAAAAACATTTCTTATTCTCAACTATCTTTATATAGAGGTTGTCCTCACAGATGGTCTCTTCAATATAAAGACGGGTATAAAGTATTTACTTCAAATATTCATACTGTATTTGGAACAGCACTCCACGTTGCTATTCAACATTATTTAGATGTAATGTATAAAATAAGTGGAGCTGAAGCTGATAGAGAAGACCTTGAATCTATATTTGAAGAAGCATATCGAAACGAATATAAAATCCAATACGACAAAAATAAAAAACAACATTTTAGTTCATCTGAAGAGTTAAGAGAGTTTTTTGAGGATGGACTTAAAATATTATCCTATTTAAAGAAAAAACGTAATTTATATTTTTCTAAAAAAGGATATCATTTAGTGGGATGTGAAGTTCCTATTTCATTAACACCACATCCACAATTTAACAACGTTATATATCAAGGTTTTCTAGATGTTGTGTTATACCATGAACCAACTAATACATTCGAAATTATCGATGTTAAAACCAGTACTAGAGGATGGGATGCTGAAACTAAAAAAGATGAGGAAAAACAATTCCAATTAATATTGTATAAACAATTCCTCTCAGCTCAATTTAATATTCCAATAGATAATATCAGTGTTAAATTCTTTATACTAAGAAGAAAAATATATGAAAATGCTGATTTTCCTATTTCAAGAATACAAGATTTCATCCCACCTTCAGGTAAAATAAAATTAAGTAAAGCAAATAAAGCTTTAAATGACTTTATTGAAGAAGTATTTGATGAAAATGGGTATAAGAATAAATCCCATACACCTACCCCATCTCAAAAAACGTGTTTTTTTTGTCCATACAAAGAAAATAAGGAATTATGTTCTGTATCTTTATAGAATCCTTATATATGTATTATATATAAACAT